CAGAAGGGAGAGCGCATGAAACCGGAACGGTTCAGCGCCAGCGTGGCAGGTAAGCACATGGCTTGCCACGCATCAGCCAACCTCGAGTTGGCGATACCTGGTTGGACGCCGCCGCCGGCCAAGTCCACCAAGGCAGCAGACGACGGCACCGATGTGCACTCCATCTTCGAACAGATCTGGGAGTACAGCGCCTCGGACATCAAGCACATGGCCTCAGTCCTGGACTACGTGGCCCAGCTTCGATCGACTCGCCGCTTCAAGGTGATGGTCGAGCAGACCATCGAAGCAACGTGGTTGAAGAACCCAACCAAGACCACGCCGGACCTCGTGCTCTACACACAGGACGAGATCCATGTGCTCGACACCAAGTGGGGGAAGATCCCCGTCGAGGTAGTCGAGAACACGCAGCTCTTGTTCGGTGCGGTGACCGTCGGTCCACTGGCACCAAAGGCCAAGGGCGTGACGGGTCACATCCTCCAGCCGAAGGCCGGGATCATGGACAGCTGGTACATGTCAGCTGATCGCCTGGCCCTGTTCATGGAGGACGCTCTCGCAGCAGAGGCAGCCATTGCCGCAGGGTCCACGCAGTTCGGACCATCGGACTACTGCACGTTCTGTCCTGCCAACCCGCACACTCGTGGTGCCAAGGGTGGCAGGCCGTGCTGTCCCGTGATGATGGAGCTCCTCTATCCAGGACGCGGTCTCGATGAGCAAGCGATTCTTGACCTCTGAGGATGGGCAGCGGTTGAAGGACTGGATCTATGACCCAGCCCGAGACCAGTACCAGAACCAGAACACCGGAGCAGTCATCACCTCACAGCAGATGATGAAGGCAGACATGGAGTTCCTCATGAACGATCAGTACAAGCCGCACATCGGTCTCGACTTCGAGACCTACGGATCGGTGGATCTCCCGAAGCACGGGCTCTACCGATACGTCGATGACGAGTACTTCCGTCCCCTGGTTGCGTGTCTCTACACACAGGAGCCGGGCCAGTTCCGAGAGACGGAGCTGGACTTCGTCAACAACCCGGTCACCGCAGAGAACGAACTGCGGTACGCCATCAAGGGCAAGATCATCATCGCTCACAACGTCCCGTTCGAGGCAGCAGTGCTGGCACGCATGGGCATTGAGCACCCGATCGAGGACTTCATTGACTCGGCGGTGGTGGCCCGAGCAGCCGGTGCCGGCAGCAAGCTGGAAGCAGCTGCGCCCCAACTCCTGGGCACCGACAAGATGGCTGAGGGTTGGCCACTCATCAAGCTGTTCTCCATGCCTGGCAAGTACCAGGAGAAGAACGGTTGCATGGACTTCGATCCTGCCATCGTGGCTGATCATCCAGATGAGTGGTTGCAGTTCATCAAGTACTGCACCCTCGATGCGAAGCTCAGCTTCGGCATCGTGTTCGAGTACCTCAAGCTGTTGTCTCCAGCCGAGCTGCAGTTCCACACCCTGACCCTGCGCATGAATGGCACGGGTTGGAATGTGGATCTCGACTTGGTCAAGGAGATGCAGCGCCGGTACCTCGAGAACCTGGAGTACCTGGAGCAGGACTTCCGCGAGCGCACTGGTGCCAAGGACCTCAACCTCAACAGCCACCCACAACTGGTGGCGTGGTGCAAGGACCGAGGCATCATGGCCAAGAGCTTCGACGAGAAGAACTGCACCAAGTTGCGAAACCGAATCGTCGAGCGACTGCAGCAAGGCAACCTCAAGAAGGCACAGCGTGAAGCCTACGAAGAGGTAGTCATGATGCTGACCTGCAAGAAGGAGCTCGGTGGTTCCAGCTTGAAGAAGCTGCAGACCATCCTCGACACCGTCGCCAACGACGGCCGGCTCCGTGATCAGTACCTCCACTGTGGTGCAGGGCAAACGCTCCGCACCACTGGTCGGTCAGTCCAGATGCAGAACCTCAAGCGTCTCGGTGCTGAGCCCGACGAAGTGGAAGAGCTGTTCAACGATCAGTACTTCTGGAACAACGAGAAGCTGGCTCGCAATCTGAGGCAGGTCTTCTGTGCTGAAGATCCGAACGGTGTTCTCATCGTCGGTGACTTCAGCTCCGTCGAAGCACGAGGCCTGGCTTGGATGGCGGGTGAGGAGTGGAAACTCTCAGCCTTCCGGAACAACCAGGACCTGTACAAGGTGGCGGCAGCCAGGCAGTACAGCATTGCCATCGACGCTGTGACCAAGGAGCAGCGTCAGTTCGGCAAGGTCGGTGAGCTCAGCTGCGGTTACCAGGCAGGGCCTGGTGCAGTGAAGGACTTCGCCGAGAACATGGGCGTGATCCTGTCCGAAGCTGAGGCGGCCAAGGTCGTGTCGGATTGGCGTGATGCCAACCCGAACATCGTCAAGTTCTGGTACCGACTGGACGGCATGCTTCGCAATTGTGTGGAGTTCCACACTGCCAGCGAGCTGCATCTTCCAGACGGTTTCAAGATCGTGATCAAGCCGATGGCCACACCTGCATCACTGCAGAAGCTGGCGCCGGACTCGGCAGTCTCCGTCTCGGTTGAGGTAGTGCACGATGTGCACGGCCTCTTCCTGCGTCGGGTGTTCCTGGGCTGCCACTTCATCGGCAAGAGCATCAGGTACTACAAGCCGAGCGAGCGGAAGACCGGAGATCTCTGGCGTCCTCAAGGCACTGACCCGAAGACGGGCAAGCCGCGGGACTACACGATCTACGGTGGCAAGCTGGCCGGCATCCTGACGCAGTCGTTCTGCCGTGAGCTGTTCTTCCGTGTGGCCCTGAACGTACAGCGGTGGTGTGACAGCACCATCAACGTGCGCATGATCGGCCAGTTCCACGACGAGCTGGTGCTCGAGTTCAGCACACCGGAGAGCGGTCACGCTGTTGGCCGGCGCGAAGCGGAAGTCTCGCTGAGGAAGATGATGTCGGACGCTGGCATCGTCACGTCGTTCCCATTGGCAGCCGATGTCCACTCGGACTATCGGTACATCAAGTGAGGAAGCTGGGGGTCAGCTCATGACCTGGCCCCCAGCTCTGATCCAGGAGGTTACATGATTCTCGTGACAGGGGTAGACCCTGGCCTGGTCGACACAGGCATCGTGCACTTCTCGTTCTATCCCGAGAGCAAGGAGATCAAGGTCGCTCCGACCACTGACCTCCGTGAGCTCGTGGATCGGAACCAGAAGCGCAAGTACTTCATCGAGGGCTACCGTCCTCGCGCTCACATGAGCACCGACAAAGACATGGTCGAGCTCGTGGCTCACATCAGACAGATGTGCAAGGGCACGGTCCTCGACAACACCGGCGTCAAGAAGATCGTCGGCCAGCCGTTGATGGAACTGTTGGGAGTGTGGCTGTTCAAGCAGACCACGCACCACCAGGACCTGAGGTCGGCCGCGCGCATCGCCATCCTGGGCATGCTCAAGGACGAGGAGATGAACGAGCTCATCGCTGACATCGTGAGGGATCACCTGGAAGGGAAGCCCTGGCATGTCGTGGTACTCGACTGACGTCAACCAACAACCATGCGCTCTCACGTTGAGAGCCACCAAGGAAGATTGCGCTCGGTGTCTGTTCACCGATCGCTGCCTGGCAGACACGCTCGAGCTCGAAGAGCTGATGGGCGAGCCGCGGTCAGGTATCTTCGGAGGACTCACACAATCGGAGCGGGCTCAGCTTGCTTCGTAGAAGGGAAGACTCATGACCTCCGTATCTGAAGGAGATCAGCTGCCGCACGATGACGCGCCGGCAGCTCGGTGGGTGCACAAGGATGGCTCACTCTGTCCCAGCTGGGAAGAGTGCGACACCTACGAGCACACCACTCTCGATGGCAACGAGACGATCCAACGGATCAAGGCCCGGCCCTTCGACCACGAGGGCCAGGGCAACATCGACCAGGTCATCGCTGAAGCTGAAGCTCAGCGTGACGGCGTGGTCGGTGAGCTCATCGACGGACGGGTCGACGTGTACGGTGACCCGGCTGCCGTGTTCCCTCGCCACGCTCAGGCTTGGTCTGCGATCCTCGGCTTCGAGGTACAGCCCTGGCAGGTGGCGCTGTGCATGATGCAGTACAAGCTGATCCGCACAGCGATCACGCCCGACTACTCGGACAACTCCGACGACATCGACGGGTACAAGGACATCTTCAACACCCTCATCGGTGACGAGATGATCCATGCTCGGGACACCAAGTCGTACGTCGAGAAGGGTGGCAAAGGCCGGCGCACATGAGCACCGGTGACAAGGTCATCGTCGCCGGCATCGCCAGCTATCTCCTGGGCCTGGCCTCAGGGATCAGCTGGTCGTGGTGGTGGGCGCGGTGATCAACGCGACCAACGCAGTCTGCGTGCTCTGCAAGATCCCGCTGATTCCCGACGAGCCATACATCATGGTCTACAAGTCGGCAGCTGAGGACACTCGGCTGGCTCACGCTGATCAGCGTGAAGGGTTCATGCACCTGAGGCATCTGCTTCGGTTGTTCGAACCCGGCGGGATCATGATCATGCCGCAACCACAGCAGGCGCCACCGCCCTTGCCTGACATCAGGGTGGTGTGGTGATGAACATCTCGGAGATCGAGGAGCGCCTCGGTGCACCTCTGTTCGACAGCCAGATCGCTTGCGTACTGGAGATCAAGGAGCAGGGCGAGTACAAAGCCCAGGTCCCGAGGATGTGCATCTACTATCCGACGGGCGAGGGCAAGACGATCGCATCGCTGGCCAGTCTGGCAGCGGAGGGTTACACCCAAGCAGTCGTCATCGCACCACCCTCGACCCACACCCAGTGGTTCGAGCAAGGTCTCAAGCTCGGCATCCACCTGCACACGATCAGCCATGCGAAGTTCCGACGCAAAGACTGCAAGCTGAGCAGGACGGTGCCGATCATCGTCGATGAGTTCCACATGCTCGGTGGTCACACCGGCGCAGGGTGGACCAAGATGGACACGCTGGCTCTGCATCTCCAGGCACCGCTGATCATCATGTCGGCAACGCCGAACTACAACGACGCGGAGCGGGTGTACTGCATTCAGCATGTCCTCGATCCGTTGAGCTGCAGAGGTGGCTACATCCAGTTCCTCTACCAGCACTGCGTCACCCAGCAAGATCCGTTCAGCATGACACCCAAGGTGCTCGGCTTCCATCACTTCGCTGATGCGTCCGAGTATCTGGCTGCTCTGCCTGGCGTGGTGTATCTCCCGGATGAATTGGTCTACGAGATCGAAGACCACTTCACCGAGAAAAAAATTCCGGATGCTCTAAAGACCTACGGGTACAACGAGCGCCGGCATCGCGTGGTGGCCAGCACCATGGAACGTCGTCATACGATCATCGACTTGTCGCTGATCGCAGAAGACGGACTGCTCAACTCGGACATTCACTCGTGGCTTGAGGACACAATCTTCAAGGCGCAAGGTCCCGTACTCATCTACGCCACGCACTCGACTGTTGCCATGGCAACAGCTCGCACGTTGATGGCTGATGTCCGGCTCGATGTCGTGACCGGCAAGATGAGTAAGAAGGCGAAGCGAACCGTCATCGACGAGTTCATCGCGGGTGAGTTCCCGGTCCTGATTGGCACAGCAACCCTGGGCACAGGAACGGACGGCATCGACAAGATCTGCGACACGCTCATCATCCTCGACGACACCGAGGATGATGCTGCTCGTCGACAACTGGTCGGCCGCATCATGCCTCGAGGAACCGACAAGGACTCGAGCATGAAGCAAGTGCACCGATTGGTACTTCAGTGAACTGGGGGCGGGACAGGCATCAACGCCTGGCACTGAAGAAGGAGGACTCTGTGTCCAATGAAGACGAGGAACGTGTCGCGCAACTCAAGGATCAGCTGCTCAATCAGAACCTGACTGATGCAGAGATCGCGCGGATCGAACGCAAGATCGAGTTCCTTGAGAATCGGACAACG